AGCCTTTGCGGATATTGTGCGTCCGCGAGTTTCAGGCAAGCATCAAGCAATCCATGCACGCCGAGATCAAGGCGGCGATCGAGGCGCACCCGTGGCTGGAAGCGCACTACGATGTTGGCGTGGATTACATCCGAGGGTCAAACGGAACGGAGTTTATTTTTCGGGGTCTGCGCCGCAACGAACAATCCATCAAGTCGCTGGCCAAGATTGATCTGACCATCGTTGAGGAAGCCGAGGACATTCCAGAAGGGTCATGGCTTGCACTTGAGGCAACGGTGTTTCGCCAGCCTAAGTCCGAGATCTGGGCGCTGTGGAACCCAAAGACGGAACGCAGCCCGGTTGACAGGCGTTTCCGCCAAGACAATCCGCCGGGCCTGTTCTCAGCGGAGATCAACTGGCGCGACAACCCATATTTCCCCGATGGCCTAAAGGCGCTGCGTGAACAGCAAGAAAAGACGCTGGATAAGGCTGTCTACGATCACGTTTGGGAAGGCGCATATCTGCGGGCGTTGAAGGGGGCGTATTATGCCGATCTGCTGGATGTGGCGCGCAAGGAAAACCGGATCGGGTTCTACAACAAGCACGGCATGAACAAGGTCTATGCGGTCTGGGACATTGGCTCAACATCATCGTCAGCGGATGCCACGGCAATGTGGATCGTGCAGTATGTCGGTGAGGAGATCCGCTGGCTGGATTACTACGAGGCTGTCGGCCAGCCATTCGAGGCGCACGTCAATTGGCTGCGTGAAAACAACTATGCGGATGCGACCTGCGTTCTGCCGCACGATGGGGTCAAGCACGACAACGTTTACAGCGTGACGCCGGAGAAGTTTCTGCGAGAGGCTGGGTTCGCAACGTATGTGGTGCCGAACCAAGGCAAGGGCGCTGCCGTCCAGCGAATCTACGCGCTGCGGTCCATGTTCCCGCAGTGTCGGTTCAACGAGGACGCAACGGTTGCCGGGCGTGAGGCGCTGTCATGGTATCACGAGAAATGGGACGACAAGCGCGAGATTGGCTTGGGGCCAGATCACGACTGGGCTAGTCACTGCGCCGATGCTGCTGGCCTTGTGGCTGTCTTCGCACCAACAGCCCGTGGTGAGAGCGCGACCAAGAACGAACCGATCAGACGGAACCTGCGCGGTCTAGCGTGACGGGCTGGGATATGGTATGCCAGCGGGCATAAAGAAATCGCCTCATGGAGACTGACATGCGGAAACCCACCAAAGCGCCTATGTTCAAAACCTGCAAGGGTTGTCCGACACCTGGCAAATGCAAGGCCGCTGGCCGTTGTCTCGCAAAAGGAAAGAAGTGATGGCCAAGGGTCTTTATGCAAACATTGCCGCCAAGAAAGCCCGCATCAAGGCTGGATCTGGCGAGAAGATGCGCAAGGTTGGCACCAAGGGCGCACCAACGGCGGCTGCGTTCAAAGCATCTGCTAAGACAGCAAAGAAGCCTAAGTAATGGCGATCAGCACATATTCAGAATTGCAGACATCAATCGGAAACTGGCTTAACCGCGACGACCTTGCGGCGGTAATCCCTGATTTCATTGCGCTGGCCGAAGCTGGCATTGATCGGGATCTTCGCCATTACAACATGGTTGAGCGATCCGATGCCACGCTTGACAGCCGGTATGTTCAGATGCCGCCAGACTGGATGGAGACAATTCGGTTCGCCATCACGTCAAACGACGCTGTGCGGCTGGAATTGGTGTCCCGCGACGACATGCTTGAGTATCGCCAAAACACAATGGACACGCCGGGCAAGCCTCGGTTCTATTCAAACATCGGTGACAGCATTGAGGTGTTCCCAACGCCGGACGCAGAATATCCAATGCAGTTGACATACTACAAGCGGACGCCTGCTCTGAGCGGCACGAACGCAGCCAACTGGCTGTTGCGAACCGCGCCTGACGTTTATCTATACGGATCGCTGATGCAATCGGCCCCGTATCTCATCGACGATGCCCGCTTGCAGACGTGGGCTGCGTTGTATTCTCAAGGGCTTAATTCATTGCAGCTTGCTTCTGACAACACGCGGTTTGCAGGCTCTGGCCTTAGGATGCGCGTCACTAGCTATTAAACCCAGCATGGTGTATAATTGCGCCAGATATATCTGATGGAGAGACAACCATGTCTTTGACAAACGCATTTGAGACAAGCACGCTGCAATACCTGCTGACGACTGGGAGCGTAACGCGCCCGACAGTTTGGTATATCGGTCTGTTCACGTCTGACCCTACCGACACCGGCACGGCTGGCACTGAGGTGTCTGGCTTTGATTACGCCCGCACGGCAGTGACATTCACCGTCACCGGCGACACGGCGTCAAACTCTGCCGCTGTTGAGTTTCCCGCTGCAAACGGCGGCAATTGGGGTACAGTCAGCCACATTGGCATCATGGATGCGTCAACCAGCGGCAACATGATCGTACATTCGGCGCTGTCCGTTGCGAAAGCCATCAATGACGGCGACGTTTTTCGCATCCCAACCGGCGACCTTGACATCACGGCAAGCTGATGGCGCTGCGCTCAACATATGACACGGGTGTTCACGGGTCTGGTGCTTATGGTGTGCCAGAGACGACACAGGCTGCTGCTGCGGTCGGTGTTTCATTTTCCGTGTCTGCGAGTGCAGTAACTATCGTTGAGGCGTCCTGTGCGGCGTCTGTGGGGCTTGTGGCATCCAATCCAACGCCCGTTCGCGTGGCGCAGGGATCGGCGGTTGCCAGCCTCGGCGGCATCATGTCTGTATCTGCCGTCAAATACGACGTGGATGTGGGCTTCCGTCCCGGATACGGCCTTTCAACATACGGCACGTTTGTCTATGGCGAAAACTACAGCACAAAAGATGCGAGCGCGTCTGCCAACATTGGCGTTGGGGCGTCTTGCTCTGCGGTTGCTGTTCGTCAAAGTGAAGTTGCTGCGAGCGTGGCTTTTGCGTCAACATCGCAGGGATTCATGGCAATCGTGGGCGCTGTCGTTGATGCAGTTTCAATTTCGCCGCAAATATCGTATAACCGGGTTAGGTTGATGTCGGCCTCAGATGACATAAGCATAGCCGCGCCAGTATCTGCGCGGTATAAGTGGATCAACGCATCCGACCCAGTCACAAGCTGGACTGATGCAGATTATTTGGAAAGGGCCGCATAATGGCTGACGGAACCACAACCAATTACACGTTCGTAAAGCCAGAGGTCGGCGCTTCCGAAGACACTTGGGGAACGAAGCTGAACGCAAACTGGGATGCGCTTGATACGCTTCTCGGCGGTGTGACTAACGTAGAGTTTGCCATCCTTGACGGGGCGACGATCACAACGGCTGAGTTAAACATCCTTGACGGCGTCACGGCCACCGCCGCTGAGTTGAACTATCTCGACATCACAACGCTTGGCACCTCTGAGGCCAGCAAGGCTGTCACGACAGACGCAAACGGCGTCGTGATCTTCGACGGCGGCGTTGTTGAGGATGAAACCACGGTCACATCAACATCCAACGCAGCAACGATCAACTGCCGCGATGGCAACGTGTTCACGCATGCGCTGACCGAGAACGTAACATACACATTCAGCAACCCGCCTGCATCCGGTCGCGCCTTTGGCTTCACGCTCAAGGTCGTCCAAGACGCCACAGCCCGAACGATCACATGGCCTGCATCTGTTGACTGGGCTGGTGGTGAAGCGCCTACGATCTCTGCTGGTTCGGGAGAAGTGGATGTGTTCGTGTTCTACACCCATGATGGCGGCACGACTTGGTATGGCTTCTTGGCTGGGGCGGCGCTGGCATGAGTATTGCTCGGATTATGTTACAGGCTGCTGCTGGCGGCGGGGTTGTTGTTAGTTGGATCGCACTTCTAGGCGGAACAGGAAGTGACAGCGGCAATGCCGTAGCCATAGACTCGGCCAACAACATCATTGTGACGGGACGGACCGACTCAGACGGCGCTGGCGGCGCTGACTTCCTCATCGCTAAGTACAACTCTGCAGGAGCTCTGCAATGGGACCGGACTCTAGGCGGAACAGGAACTGACGTCGGCAATGCCGTAGCCATAGACTCAGCCAACAACATCATTGTGGTGGGTTATACCAACTCAGACGGCGCTGGCGGCGCTGACTTCCTCATCGCTAAGTACAACTCTGCAGGAGCTCTGCAATGGGACCGGACTCTAGGCGGAACAGGAACTGACGTCGGCAATGCCGTAGCCATAGACTCAGC